ATCCTTCATGAAGAACTTGAATATGAAAATATCATCTACACGCAAAAGTCTACAAAAGGAGCCGTGGAGATATCACAGGGGTTCAAGGCTGGAGCTGTCAAGGGTGTGAGAACAACAAAGGCAACTAAGAAAGTTGGATGCAATAATTTTAAGGCACTGGTAGAGAATGATAAGGTTGAGTTAGTAGATATGGACCTTATATCTGAGCTGTACAGATTTGTGAGTAATGGTAATACGTATGAGGCTGAGGATGGTAATGACGATTTGGCTATGTGTGGTGTGCTGTTTGGTTGGATGATGACACAGAACTTCATTAAAGAGATAACTAACCTAGACATTAGACAACGAATACTACTACAGCAACAGAACGCACTAAACGATGAACTTCTTCCTTTTGGCATAATAGAAGATGGTCATCCAGAACCTGAAGAGCTTCCACTAACACGAGATCTTCTTCAACAGATGCTTTTTCCTAATGAAAAAACTAAAGAATATATGGAAAAAGTACGGGAATATGCCGCAGATAAACAATATTATAAATAGAAAGAAACTCTAGTCTTTAGGAGAACAAAATGGCATTTCAAGTTAGTCCTGGCGTAAATGTTTCTGAAATTGACTTAACAACAGTCGTTCCAGCAGTATCAACATCCGTTGGTGCTATTGCTGGTGTTTTTAAGTGGGGTCCTGTAGGTACAAGAACCCTTGTTAGCTCAGAAATTGAATTGGCATCAAAGTTTGGTAAGCCAACCAATCACAATCCCGAAACCTTCTTCACAGCTGCAAACTTTCTTGCATACGGCAATGCTTTGTATGTGACGAGATCTGCTAACACATCTGACTTTGCAAATGGTGTAATTAGTGCTATTGCAAATACTGGATCTGTTACAAATGCTCAAGTTTATGTTGTTAAGAATAATGATGTATATGACAGTGTAACGTTTGGTGATACAGACGTTCTGTATGTTGCTCGTTACCCGGGTGATCTTGGTAACTCACTTAAAATATCTGTTTGCGATAGCGTCAATGCTTACAGTAAAGCAATTGATGTCCAGAATGCTGATGCAAACCTGCAATCAGCTGCAATTGCGGCTACTATTGGATCCAATTCCATTGTATTGTCAGTTGCTAATAGTGCTTCTGGTACGTTAGCTGAAGCTAATACAAGAATGGTCAATATTCTAGCTGAACTACAGGTTAACGATATTCTTGAAGTTGGTAACACTTCAATTGGTAAGCAGTATGTAAAGATTACAGGTTTACCTGCTTCTATTGGAACCAACTCTTCGTTTGCAAACAGCACACATAGATATTTCAGCGTAAGTGTAGATAACGTTTACCAGTTATCTACAAATTATTCAAGCAACACGTTCGTTAAATATTGGGAATACTTCAACGTTGTTGATGCGGCTCCCGGTATTTCTGATTACCAAGCTTCGCAGGGTAATACAGCAGCTGTTGATGAAATTCACGTAGTAGTTGTTGATGAGGACGGTAAGTTCTCAGGTGTTCCTGGTACTGTGTTAGAAGCTTACAAGAGCTTGTCACGTGCCACAGACGCTAAAACAACTGATGGATCAGCCAACTATTATAAGACTGTAATCAACGAAACCAGTCAATATGTCTGGTGGGCAAACCACAGAGCAACTGCTCCTGGAAACACAGCATTGAATATTGCTTCTGTAAACACAGCTCCTTTATACCTATCTTTCAATCAAGGTCAAGATGGTGATGGAGAAAGTGATGTATCATTAGGTACAGTTCTTGCTGGTTACGATCTATATGCATCTGCTCGAGATGTGGACGTTTCTCTAGTAATGACTGGAAAATCCAGAGGTGGTACAAACGGTGAGCAGATCGCTAACTATCTAGTTGATAATATTGCTGAAACTCGTAAAGACTGTATCGTTCTCGCCTCTCCTGACAAAGCTGATGTTGTTAACAACTCCGCTCAAGATGAAGCCCAAGATACAGTGGATTTCAGAAATTCATGCCGTTCATCTTCGTACCTAGTTATTGATTCTGGATATAAATATCAGTACGACAAATACAATGATCTATTCCGTTGGGTTCCACTGAATGGAGATATTGCTGGTCTATGCGTACGTACAGATTCAACAAGAGATCCATGGTTCTCACCCGCTGGTTTTAACAGAGGTCAGATCAAGAACGTTGTTAAACTAGCCTACAATCCAGATAAGGCAGATCGCGACTTATTATACAAGAATGGAGTCAACCCAGTTGCCACATTCCCAGGTCAAGGTACAGTTCTGTTCGGTGATAAGACAGCTCTAGCTAAACCAAGTGCGTTTGATCGTATCAACGTTCGTAGACTGTTTATCGTCCTAGAAAAAGCCATTGCAACTGCTGCTAAGTTCTCTCTATTTGAGTTTAATGATGAATTCACTAGAGCTCAGTTTGTTGCCCTAGTTGAGCCATTCCTAAGAGACGTTCAGGGCCGTAGAGGTATTTACGATTACAGAGTCGTTTGCGACACATCGAATAATACTGGCGAAGTAATTGATAGAAATGAATTTGTAGGAGATATATACGTTAAGCCAGCCAAATCGATTAACTTCATCCAGCTCAACTTCGTTGCTGTAAGAACAGGTGTTGCGTTTGACGAAGTAGTCGGTAAGTTTTAATTAAGGAGAATAGTAAATGGCTTTCAGTATTAATTCCTTTAAATCGCTAGTAAGCACTACCGATTTTGCAAGACCAGCTCTATTCCAGGTGTTTATTTCAACTCCACCTGGAGTAGCAGCATTGATCCCCTTCAGTCCATTCTTAGTTCGTTCTGCTAGCTTACCAGCTTCTCAAGTTGGTCAGGTATCCATTCCTTATGGTGGTAGAACAATTAAGATTGCTGGTGAAAGAACCTACGGTGACTGGTCGACTACTGTTATGAATGATGAGGGATTCATTATCCGTAACGCTGTTGAGCAGTGGATTGATATCATCAACCAAAAGACAACTAACTTTAGAGCCTTCCCTAGTGAGTACAAAGTTGACCTTACAGTCACTCAATACTCCAAAAAAGGACCTCCATTGAAACTTGTTAAGCTAGTAGGATGCTTTCCTACAGCAGTCAGTGAGATCGCCCTTGATTGGGCTTCTGCTGACGCAATTGAAGAATTTAGTATTACATGGTCTTACGACTACTGGGAATGAAATGAGAGGGGCTGAAAGGCCCCTCTTCTAACAAGAGGATAATATGGCCAGTTTGTTTGGATTTGAGTTTAAAAAACGCGTACCTGAAGAAGAACCAGCATCATTTGCACCTCCAGTCAACGATGATGGAGCTGTAACTGTAGCTGCTGGTGGAGCTTATGGTACGTTTGTTGATTTAGAAGGCACTGCTAGAACAGAAGCAGAACTTGTTACAAGATATAGAGATATGTCTATTGTAGCAGATGTAGAACGAGCTGTAGATGAGATTGTCAATGAGTGTATTGTATCTGAAATCAAAGATCAGATTGTTCAGATCAACTTAGATAAGTTACAATATCCAGATAATATCAAACAACTCATTGCAACTGAGTTTGAGAATATTAAAAGCCTGTTAAATTTTGAGAACCAGGCATATGAAATTTTTAGAAAGTGGTATGTTGATGGTAGACTTTACTACCATGTGATCATCGACGATAAGAACCCAAGGCTCGGTATCAAAGAGATCAGAAACATCGATCCACGAAAGATTAGAAAGGTCCGTGAGCAAAAGAAAAAACGTGATCCTAAATCAAGTGCAATGGTTATTCAGAATCAAAAAGAATACTTCATGTACAATGAGAAGGGATACAATGCTCAGGGGATTGGTAGTGGTCAGGTAGCTTATTCTGCTACTGGAGTTAAGATTGCAAAGGACTCTATTGTTCATTGTGTGTCTGGTTTGATGGATACAAATGGAACAATGGTCCTTTCTTATTTGCACAAAGCAATTAAGCCACTTAACCAGTTGAGAGTGCTTGAAGATGCAACGGTAATTTACAGAATCTCAAGAGCACCTGAAAGAAGAATATTTTATATTGACGTTGGTAATCTACCGAAGATGAAAGCCGAACAGTATCTTCGAGATATGATGGTCCGTCACAAAAACAGGCTAGTTTACGACGCATCAACTGGTGAAGTGAGAGATGACAGAAAATTCATGACGATGTTAGAAGACTATTGGCTTCCACGTCGTGAAGGTGGTAAAGGAACAGAGATTACAACTCTACCAGCGGGTGAGAACCTTGGTAAGATGGAAGATGTTGAATACTTCCAAAAGAAATTATTTCAATCTCTCAATGTTCCAGTTACAAGGTTGCAGACAGACCAAATATATTCAATTGGTAAGGCAACAGAGATTACTCGAGACGAAGTAAAATTTAGCAAGTTTATTAATAGATTAAGAAACAGGTTTTCT